TAACTCCAACTACAATGAAATGTGGTTCTTTTTCCCAACTGGCACTTCTTTAGTACCTAATAAATATGTTATTTGGAACTATGTTGATAATGTCTGGTCCATTGGTTCAATGGATAGATCCTGTTGGATAGATCAAGGTGTCTTTGATTTACCGATTGCTTGTGATAGCAATGGTAATGTCTATGAACATGAAAGCGATGTTGCTCTAGTTAACTCTGAGAATGTTGGTATTCAAGTACCTTTCTGTGAAACAGCTCCAATAGAAATTGGTATGGGTGATAACTATGTGCAGTGCAGTCAAGTTTTACCTGATGAAGAAGCTACCACCTTACCAGGTGTTGCTATTAGTTTTAAAGGTAGGTTCACGCCACTTGGCCCTGAAACAAACTTTGGCACATTTACATTTGATACCGATGGTTATACCGATGCTAGATTTACCGCTAGACAAGTTAAAATGAAAGTTACAGGTGATGGTTCACAACCATTTCAAGTTGGTAAGATTAGATTAGATGTTAAGAAAAGAGGTAAGAGATAATGGCTAGACGAGCACTTCGTAAACCTCTACTCAAGTTTAATTCTGATTACCAAAATTATTTAGTCTCTGAAATAGAATACCGAGATGGTTTATCTTTTAAGAAAGGTGAGCGAATAGAAGTAGGTGGCGGAGATCAAACAGAATTAGTATTAGTAAGTCCAAATGGAACAAAATATAAAGTTAGTGTCGCAGATGACGGAACTCTCTCAGCCGCAGCAACAGTCTAAAATACTAGAGCCGTGGGAGATAGAGTGGCAAAGGTGTAAACCTTGGATAGAAAAAGCGGTCAAACATCAAGATATGTATAGTATTGATGATGTAGAAGAACAAATCCGTAAGGGCATTTTTGCTTTATGGCCTGGCAAAAATAGTGCTATAATAACGGAGATAGTTGTCTTTCCCCAGATTAAGACACTTAACATACTGTTCTGCGGGGGAGATTATTCAGAACTACAATCAATAGTTGACACTTCTATTGAACAGTTTGCCAAACAATTAGGAATTAAACGCCTCTACGGTGGGGGCAGAAAAGGATGGCTTAGAAAGCTAAAAGGCAAAGGCTGGATAAGCGAAAATTTAATAAGTAAAGAATTATGAGCAAAGGAAAAACAACACAAACTTCAGCCACTGATCCAGCAATATTAGCAATGCAACAAGACTTATATAATAGGTCTAAAAATATTGCTGCTTTACCTTTTACACCCTATTCAGGGCCAAGGGTTGCAGGATTTAATCCAGACCAACTAGCAGGCTTTGATGCAACTAGAAATATGTTTGGTCAATCAATGGCTCTTGATCCTAGAGGTCAATTAGCTGGTATGGGCCAAGCACCATTAGACATAAATTCATTTCAAAACCCATATCAAGAACAAGTTATAGATAATGCTATGGCTGACTTGAACAGAGGTAGACAATTACAAATACAATCAGATCAAGATGCAGCTATCGGCAGAGGTGCTTTTGGTGGATCTCGTTCAGCAGTTTTAGAAGCAGAAACAAATAGAAACTTTGCAGACAGAGCAGGTAATCTTGCAGCGAATTTAAGACAGCAAGGTTTTGATAGTTCTGTTGCTAATGCTATGCAAGACAGAAATTTCCGTTCTGGCATTAACCAAGGTTTACTAAGCGACCAATATAGAAACTTAGGTTTACTATCTGGTATTGGTGCACAACAACAAGGCTTACAACAAGGAGCTATGGATGCAGGTTACAATGAGTTCTTGAGAGGTCTTAACTATCCTAAAGAACAACTTGGTTTACTTGCTCAAGGTTTAAGTGGTTTACCTGGAGATTCAAGTACAACTATGCAGAAAGAAACAGGAACAGGAGATGTTCTTGGAACAGCAGCACAACTTTATGGAATGTATTTATTGTCTGACAAAAGACTAAAAGACAACATTACTCTTATTGGTCAATCTAAAAAAGGGCACAATGTTTACACTTGGACATGGAACAAGTTAGCTAAAAAATTAAATATTAACTCTCCAACAATAGGTGTTCTTGCTCAAGAAGTTATGGAAACAAACCCAGATGCTGTAACCAAAAATAATGATGGTTACTACATGGTTAATTATGGAGCTTTGTAATGACCCCATTAGAAAAATTTAATTTAATGTTACAGGGTGGTTATAACCCTATGGGTGGTGGTATTAACACCAATCAAATGAATGACTTTATTGCTGCTGGTTATAGAAAACCTTTTGATAACAAACCAGTAATGCAAAATCTTTTTAATACTCAAAAATTCAGTCAAGATGTTGCAAATAATAAAGCTCAACAGGATCTTTTGAAAAAACAAAATAGAGGAAATATGTTAATCGCTCTTGGTGATGCCTTAAGAGGCAAAGATATGACTCAAGGTTTTTTACAAAGACAACAATTATTTCAACAGAAAGAAGATAAAAGAAAAGCTGAAGAAAATTTTAATCAAATGTACGCAACTTTAAATGACGATCAAAAAAGAATTGTTGACTTACAAAGAGCTGGAATTAAATTGCCAACACCAACAGATAGAACAACTATAAAAGGAGCTGACGGTTTTAATTATTTTGTAGATACAGGCGAGAGAGTTTTACCTGGTGTTGTTAAGAATGAAAAAGCAACTGATAGAAAATATGAAAAAGCTGCCGATGGTTTTTATCGTTATGTTGATGATGGGTCAAAAGTATTTGGTGATGTTGAAATAGTTGATCCAAACTTTATTCAACCTACTGAAGATAATCCAATGGGATTAAGTAATAAAGAAATTTTTGAAAGATCAGATAAATTAAGTGACGATTTTAGAGCAGGATCTAAAGACTTTATTGTTTCAAGAGATTCTATGAAAAGAATACTTGATGCAGCAAATGACCCTTCACCCTTTGGTGACTTATCAATTATCTTTAGTGCTATGAAAGTTCTCGATCCCAACTCTGTTGTTAGAGAGAGTGAATTTCAAACAGTAGCAGATGCAGCACCATTATTAGAAAGACTTGGATTTAGTAAAGATAAAATTGAAGCAGTACAAGCTGGTAATAAATTAACAGATGCACAAAGAGCTGACGTTGTTGGAACTGTTTTAGATTTTTATAAATCTGCTGTTATTTCTCAAAAGTCATTAGAAGAATTTTATGCAAATAAAGCTATAACATCAGGTTTAAAACCTGAAGATGTTATATTTGATTATGGAGCAACAGTTGTACCGAAAATACAAGATTTTGAATTTATTGTTTCATTACAAAATATGACAATAGATCAGTTAAAAAACATTGATAGAAGTAAATTTACAGAAAAACAAAAAGAAATATTTTTAAAAGAACTTAAAAACCGTAATTAATAATGTCTGAAATAGATAAAAAAATAGAACAAGAATTAGATAAAATTTCTCAAAATAATGTAATACCTCAAAAAGTTGACACATTTACTGGTGTAACAGATAGTGCTTTACAAGGTTTAAGTCTTGGCTTTTCTGATGAAATCGGAGCTGGTATTGGAGCAGGTTTTGATAGTTTATTTACTGATAAAAAATTTAGTGATGCTTTTGATGAAAGAGTTACAAACGAAAGAAACAGGTACAAGGCTTTTAGTGAAACAAATCCTGGCACTGCATTAACAGCAAACATTGTTGGCTCATTAGCTCCAGTTGCAGCATCGTTATTATTAACTCCATTTACAGGTGGCACAAGTTCTTCTGTAGCAGCAGCTCAAACTGCTAAAATTTTAAGCAATCCATTATTGGCAGGAAATATTGTAAAGCCAGGTGCAGGTTTATTATCTAAAACTTTTGAAGCTGGTAAATTAGGTGCAGTACAAGGTGGTGCTGCTGGTGTAGGTTATTCTGAGGGGGATGTAGCTGACAAAGCTATTGGCGGAGCTCTTGGTACTGCATTAGGTGCAGGTATAGGAGCTGCATCACCAGCTCTATTAACTGGAGCGGGTAAGTTAATTGAAAAATTTATACCTAAAAAAAGTTCAAACTTTACAAATGAAGAAGTGAAATCAATTAAATTAGCTTCGCAACAATTTGCAGAAGATGAAATACCGCTTGAACAAGTAATAATTAAAATAAAAGAAAATGTTTCAGCCGATAAACTTGAAGGTAAAACTCCTGTAGAAATCCTTGCTGATTATGGTGGAGATGCAGTCCTAAGAAAACTAAGAGGTATTAATATAAGAGTTGGTGGCATGGACATCAATAAAAAATTAGCAGAAAGAACAACAGGCACAGTAGAACAAAAAGCAGCAGATTTATCTGCTGGTGATTCTCCAAACATACAGTCAACTAGAATTTCTGACACATTGCGAAGCAGTGCTGAAAAATCTATGAACAATAAACAAATAAATTTAGAAGCTGGTATTGATGATATAGTCTCTGCTGTAGATGATAAGTTAGATCCTTTATATAAATCTGCTTTTGCAAAAAACACAAACATAACAAATTTAGAAGTTTATAAGTTTTTAGATAAAGACCCAATATTGAAGAAAGCCTACAAACAAGCAATAGAACTATACAATCAAAAACTTGTCGCAAAAGGACAAAACCCAATCGAAATACCACAGTTAGACAAGTTGTTAATAAAAGAAAATGGTAAAATTGTAAATGTAAGTCAAACACTACCTTTAGAATTTTTGGATCAAATTAAAAGAGTAGCAGATCAACAAACCTTTGAAAAAATTATTAAAGGCAGCATTAATAAACAAATGTCTGGCCCAAGAAAAAAAATAGCTAATGATTTTAGGGAATTATTAAAAAACTCTGTTCAAGGAGATGAATATGTTAGTGCACTTAATCAAGCTGCTGATAGTTTCTCATTACAAGATGCTTTCAATCTTGGTGCTAAATTTCACAAACCATCAACCACAGCAAAAGCATTTGAAAATCAATTTTCTAAACTTGGAACAGATGTAGAAAAAGATGCTTTTAGAATAGGTGTTTTTCAAGAAATTATGAAAGACATAAACAGGGTTGGAGATAGTCAAGACTTAGTTAAAAAAATATTTAACAGCCCAGATTTAAGACAAAAATTATCAATAATGTTTGGCGATGATGTCGCTGCTAGAGATCAATTTGTGAACAAACTAATTAGAGAAGCAAATATAACTAGGACAAGTAATGTTGTATCTGGTGGTTCAAATACAGCAGAAAAACTATTTGATGCAAATGAAGCCACACAAACAATATCTGATATAGCGGTTGCTGGATCTGGAAATCCTACTGATGCAGCAGCTTTAAGATCAATTTCATCATTATTTTCAAAAGCAAGAGATGTTATTGCTAATCCATTAGAGAGAGCATCAAGAAATGTAGGTAATGTATTGTTAGAACAAAACCCAACTAAACAGCTTGAAATGGTAGAGCTAATGAAACAGCTACAGAGAGAACAGCTAGTAAGAGATGCTTTATTAAACAGAACAGCAGGTGGTGGCATTAGAATAGGTGCTAACCAAATGAATGACTTCCTTAACACAATGAATTAATGTCAACTTATAAAGTAGGGCGGTCTGGCGAACACTTAGCTGCCTACTTCCTACTCCAATACTTTGACGAAATCTTTGAACCCAACCCAACAGCTAGATACGATTTCTTGGTTATGAAAGATGACATACCATACAAGATCCAAGTCAAAACATCTGAGTCAACCTACCACCATAGAAACAAAGAATTGGTTAGATGGGATATTAAGAAGAGAGTCAACAGAATCAAGAAAGACTACAACGAAAACGAAGTAGATATATTTGCTTTCTGTTATCTGCCCTATGACCAAATAGAGTTCCAACCCAACAGAAACTTAACTGCTACCTGGCAGAAAGAATTAGACTACATCAAAGAAGTAAACCCTAGAAAATCCTTAGAAAGATCAATCACTATTATAAATGCGTTGAAAGAAAACGACATTTAGTTTATTGAACTACCTGATAACAACCAAAGAAAATGAGGTCTTTTTTTTGGCTGATTTCTGGGCTTAAAGGTACTGAATCATAGTGCTTTTAAGGAATGGGTCGCAGGTTCGAATCCTGCAGGGCTCACCATTATTTCCCAGTTTTCTCTCATAAACTTGACCTGATTTTCAATATTTTGTTATCATAAATATACGCTAAGTTGCTATTTTGTTCACGGGTAAAACATAACAAAATACAACCACAGCACAACCAGAGAGAGAGAAAATGAAATTTGAAAGAGATAAGAAAGACTCGAACATACTTATATATCCATCGTGTTATACCTTTGCCTACATCATCAATGGCAAAAGAAAACAAAACAAGTTAGCTGACATCAACACACCTATTGAAGCTGTCAGAATTAAAGCAGCCAAACATCATGCCTTGGTATTAGAAGGTATAGATCCTTTTGGTAAATCAAATAATAAAATTATGACAGTGCAAACTTTCGCTGACTCATGGTTTAAATATTTAGAAAAAACTAAGGGCCTAAAAAGTAGAAAGTCTTTTGAAAATATATATGACAACTATTTAAAAAAAGTCTTTGGCTCAAGAGATATAAAAACTATTACCCACCAAGAAGTTAAAGATTGGTTCTATGATATTGATAAACAAAGCATGGCTAATAAATCTTTAATGGTGTTCAAAAAGGTGTTCAATGAAGCAAAGGCTTCTGAGTACACAGAGAAATATCCTTTCAACCTGGTTAAGAAATACACTGAAAGTATTAGAGAAAATTACCTAACACAAGACCAGCTTGTAGAGGTTATAAAAGAATTGAACAGCCGATATGAAATACATCGTAAAAGATCATCAGTGGATTTTATTTGGGCTTGTATCTTAACAGGAGCAAGGTCTGCTTCTGAAATAGGTAATGCTAAATGGAGTGACTTCAAAGGAGATAGGATCGTTTTAAACGAACATAAAACCGCAAACAAAACAGGTGATAAGCGTGTGATTTATCTCAATGCTCAATCACAAAAGATTATAGAACGACAACCTAGAACCAATGGCAAAAGACATGAATATATCTTTGCGATTAAAACACCTTATCGTATGTGGAAAAACATTAGAGCAAAGTTTGGTTTAGATCACATTACACTACACGATCTAAGACATAGTTTTGCCAGTCATTGTATTTCGTTTGAGAAGATGACATTGAAGGAAGTGGGCGATTTGTTAGGACACAAATCAACCCAAACTACAAATAGGTATGCTCACCTATTAGAAGAAACCACCATTGATAACATCAATAGGATGGGTAAGTTTCACTCTAAGTTTTTTTAGCTTTAAACTTATTTATTAAAAAGTGCTTGTTTGCTCTAAAGTATTCAAGCACTGATCCGTATGGTTTTTCGTTGTAATACTTAACTTTATTTCTGTTACAGTCATAAAATTTATTCGTAACATACTGTCTAAAAGTTTCCTTCATCTGCATACCTCTCTTTTAAATCGGCTTCATTTTCTTTTAGCCATTCATCGTAATCTAAAATTATCTCACCTACGTTTTGTTGGTAGTAAAAAAGATATTGCTTATCCAAAAAGATTTCCCAATCTATTTTTTCACAATCAATATTTTTACTTGTTAAGGGGTTGCCGTTTGGATCTACATTATAAATATGCTGCAATTCTAGCTCTATATAATGAATAGCTTTTTGCAGGTCTTTAATATGATCTTTTCTTTTACCCTTTTTACCAGACCTGGTAATGTATTTAATACTGTTCCCAAGACACCAATTAATGTTGTTCTTGATAATATATTCTATTGGTTGAGCTCTACCTTTATAGTGATTACCGCCAACCTGTCGCTCTGTTGCGAGTTTTCTATTGGCCCTGTTCCACTCTTCTGGTGTAACTTTATCAATACTCATGTTGCTTTCTCCTATTAAAATTCATTATGAGTTTTTTCCTCTTACTACTTGATATTACTTCTTTTTTTTCATAAAGTGAACAAATAGAGAACATTTAAGTATTACTTAATACATATAAGGAAAAATAATGAAAGACCGAAATTTCATAGATCAAGGACAATTAGCAGAGCGTTGGAAGCGAAGTGAACGCACATTAGAGAACTGGCGTTCAAGAGGTATTGGAATCCCATATTACAAAATTGGTGGCAAAGTGCTTTACGATTTTGATGATGTGACAACTTACGAGAGCGAACAATTACAACAACCTATTAACAAGGAGTAGTTATCTCGCACTCAATAGTGTCGCCTTCAGGGTTTGATAAACTTTGGAGCAAGTGTCCAGCTAGTGCAACACTGAGCAGTAAAGCTCCGTATGTTGCCAGCGAAGCGACTGTGAGTGGTAGTGCTTGTCACTGGATGGCTGAGAAAGTTTTGAAACAAGAGTTGATAGACTTAGATCCAACAGAACACTTTGTTGGTCAGAAATATAAGGATGGAGATATTGAGATAACAATAGATGAAAAGTTAGTGAAGAAAGCACTAGCCTATTCAAACTATGTTTTCAAAAGACAAGAAGAGATGGAAGCTAAAATGTTGATTGAAGAAAAACTTTATGTGCATGAAGTGAACGATCATTTATTTGGTACAGCAGATATTATTCTCATTGGTAAAGACAAGATAAGCCTGATTGATTTGAAGTCAGGTAAGTGGCCAGTAGAGGTCATAGATAACGGACAGCTTAAGATATACACCCTAGGGGCGGTAGCAAGGTGGGGAGGAGATTACCAATATGAAAACGTAATCTTCCAGAACGGAAAAGCTAAAGAGACAACACTTGATCTGCATGAACTTGTAGATTGGGGTTTAGGATATTTGAAAGACTGCGTTGATGCAGCTCTGGAAAAAAATCCGAAAGAAGTAGTAGGGCAACAGTGTTTGCTCTGCAAGGGTAAGACTTATTGTAAGTCTTATAATAATTTCACAGAAAATGGAGGAAAGATTTTATGGAAACCAACCCGATAATTACGATGGATGGTCGTGACATACATGAGCATGACCTTACACACGAAAGCCGACCAGTCGTGCAAGACTTGGTAGGAGTATTGCAAGAGAAACAAAGCCTTATGGCTGAAGCTCAAGAAGCAGCTAAGAAAGTAGCTCACTTCAATTCATTACTGAAGAATGAAGCCTTGTTAGTTGAAAAACTAAAACCAATGCTTCCTGAAGTAAAAGAAGATGAAGATGAAGTAGCTACTGGCATTATAGGAAAGGAGTCTAAGTAATGGCTTTTTCATTAGCTGATATAAAAACTAAAGCTACTTTAAAACCACCAAGAATATTGATTCATGGGAAACCTGGAGTTGGTAAAACAACTATCGCTTCAGAGTTTCCTGAACCATTATTTCTTATGACCGAAGATGGTCTAGGTGTGATTGATGTAGCACATACTGATTTATTAAAAAATTATGATGACATAGTTGAGATACTAAAATCATTACTAGCAGAAGATCATAAATATAAAACTTTGGTTATTGATTCATTGGATCATTTAGAACCAATTATTTTTGATAAGACTTGTAAGGTTGAAGGTTTCAAAGACATCAATGAACCTGGTTATGGTAAAGGCTTTAGTCTAAGCCTGAAATACACTAGGGAAATAATTGACTTACTAAATCAATTACGAGAACAGAAAGGCATGATTATCTGTATGTTAGCTCATTCAGTAATCAAGCGTTTTGAAGATCCTACCTCAGAAGCATACGATAGATATGAGATTAAATTAAATGCCAAGCATGGTTTTTTATATTTAGAAGTCTCAGATATTGTTGGCTTTGCTGATTTCAAAACTGGAACAGTTGTGGAAAAAAGCAGAGGTGGTGAAAGAACCAGAGCAGTTTCTACTGGTCAAAGGGTTCTACACGTTGAAGAGCGTCCAGCGTTCTTAGCGAAGAATAGATATAGCTTACCTGCTGAGTTACCGCTCAAATGGGATGCTATTAAAGATGCAATTAAAAAACCTGGGAAAAACCAATAATGTTTTTTCGTATGAAAATTCATTGGATTCTTAATGGTTAAATATTGTTAGATAAATAATGGGTAAACCGAAACCAATCGACATTCCTAAGACTCTTATGAGAGTGCGAAGAACTTTGGAAAAAGTTTTAGACGATCCAAGAGCAACTTATGAATTAGATACGATTTATCCAGTCGGTGTTACTGAGAGCATTGAGGAGACTATTGAAGGGTTAGATAATATTATCGAATACATCAATGATCCTCGCTCTTACACTGGTTAATAAATAGGAGAAAAGCAAATGGCAGATTTGTCAAAACATTTCGAGGGTGGTTTGAAAGAACCTACTGACGACAGACCTCAACTTGAAGAGGGTAGATATAATTTAGTGTATTCACATACAGAACATAAGCCATATAAAAATGGTGGTTCTGGTCTTAAGTTACATTTCAAAGTGGAAGATACCAATATTTCAGTTGGAGCATTATTCACTGTGGAAGGTAGCGAGAAAGCAAAAGAAGTTGCTGAAAAGAGTTTGTATCTGTTAGCGAAAGCAGCAGGTATAGATAACTTTTCCGATACAGACCTCCTTGCAGGTAGAACTGTAAGCTGTGATCTCAAAAGAAACGATAATGGTTATTTAGAAATAGATGACAATTATGGTAGCAACTGGGAAGCAGCAATTCTTCCTGGTGTTGGAAAAGATACACCTAAAGTTGCAGAAACAAAAACTGCAACAGAAGGTGATAATGCTGCGTGGTAGAAGATAACTACCCCAGCTTATGTCAATGTGGTCGCCCAGCATTGCCATTCCTCGTTATAAAAGGCGAAGGGCGATTTGTTTATGGAGCGTGTTCAATGGAGCATCAAAAAGAAATTAATAAAGGTGAGCTTGTGAGAAATATCGCAAGAGTTTCTGATGCTGGTGTTGATTACGCTCTAACAAATTTAAAAGATACTTTTTACGAAATAATAAAGAGAGAGAAAACAGGACAAATGAATCAGTGGTCAAGAGAGAGTAAGTTAGCATTTGTGAAAGATGCGGTCAGACATTTTCTTAACCATCAAAATCATGTGGCGGAGACAGGAGAATTAAAACCCAAAGAGAATGAAATTAAATCAATACTTTGATGGCGGAATAAAATTAGACAACTCAATAAAATTTGCACAAGACAGCAATAGCGTTGATGATCTTCTTAATGAAATGCGTAACTTTGGTTTGCGTGTTGATTTCTTAAAAGAAGGTTCACTGCAAAGAGTAGGTGTTAATGCTATTGGTGGCCAAAGACCTGACAAGTCAGGTGAGACTAGTGGGTGGTATATCTATCACCAGATCAATGCAGACTATGCTTGTTGTGTCTATGGTAACTGGCGAACAGGTGAAGAAAAGAAATTCTTTACAGGCTCAACAGCAAGTCTATCTAAACAAGAACAAAAACAACTTTACGCTAAACTAGAAGAAGTTAAGGCAAAAGCTGCCGAAGATAAAGCAAGGAAGCAAGAAGAAACTGCTGAATATGTTAAAGATAAATTTAGTAAAGCAGATCAAGTAACAACACACCCATATCTAAAAGCAAAACAAATAGGATCTTATGGCATTAAAGAAGCCAATGGTAATTTATTAATACCAATGTATCGGCTACACCCAGAAACAAAAGAATTAGATTTACGTTCAGTGCAATACATAATGCCTGATGGTCAGAAAAGATTTGCGAGTGCAGGAGAGACTAAAGGTAGTTTCTTTTTAATTGGCACAGACCTTGCTTCAATTAGCCAGGTAGAAAAGATTGCAGTTTGTGAAGGCTATGCAACTGCGGTTAGTATTTATGAAAGTTGCAACATTCCCGTCTTGGTTGTGTTCTCAGCAAATTTTTGTTTTGAAGCACTAACTAGATTTAGAAAAATTTATAATGGTCAATTTATTTTGGCACTTGATAATGATGATTCAGGTGTTGGCCAAGACCGAGCAAAAGAGGTTCAGTCTGCAATATTTAACTGTATTACCAGAATACCCTCTGTAAAAGGCGATTATAATGACTTATTTTTGGAGTTTGGAGCTGAGAGGGTCAGAAATGAGCTGTATCAAACGGGATTCCAAATTCGAGGGTTTAGTATTCGTGACTTACAGGGAAAGCCCTTAGAGCGTGAATATGTAGTCAATGATTTGATCCCAAAAGAGGTAGCAGGAGTTTTTGCAGGTCTTGGAGGGATTGGCAAATCTGGTTTGCTGTTAGACTTGGCTCTGAAGGTAGCAAGTGGTCAAGGTCGGTGGCTCAATCAACCAATTATGTCAGGTGGTGATGTAATTTTCTTAACAGGAGAAGATTCACAAGATGAAATCCATCATAGGTTACATTCACTAGATCCAAATGAAAAAAGGTTTGGCTATCCGAATAATGTTTATATTTATTGTGTTCCCGATAACCAACCAATAAATATTATTGCGGAAGATAATCAAGGTTTAAGAATTACAGATGCAGGGTGGTCACTGCAAGAGGAGTTGATGTCATTTCATTCTCTAAGTCTCCTCATCATTGACCCTTTGAGTAGTTTCTGCTCTGCATCTGTATCTTCTTCAAATGAAGTCGGTCAACTTTGGGGAACTTATGTTGCTGGTTTGGCCAAGAAAACAAATAGTGCGGTAATAACTTCTCACCACATGAGTAAGTCAGCGTTCAGTGCTAGTGATGCTTTTGGTTTTAGAGCAAGTATTAGAGGAGCTTCGGCTATCGTTGATTCGGCAAGGTGGGCGGCAGTTTTAACTCATGTGAAAGAAGATTTAGCTGAAGAGATATGTTTAGAAAATGATGTTGAGCCAGATATAAATAGGGTAGCTCAATTTGCTATGGTTAAGTCTAATAGCAAAGCAGACTACACGCCTAAAACATTATTTAGAAAAGATGTTATTCTTGAACCCATAGAACAGAGTAAAATAAAAGAGCAATGGTAAGAAAAGCTAAAATAGTTAATACTTATAGATCAGCGACACCAGGAAGAGGTAAAAAAACTTCTCTGGGTAGAAATAATGTTGGACATTCAACCATGAATAAAAACATGAAAAGAAGTTGGAAGAAATATCGAGGGCAAGGTTAGTTTAGAATTAGTCTAATTATAATTATGGCAGGTAAAGGATCTGATCAAAGAAAAAGACAAATCTCAGACGAAGAGTTTAAAGATCGTTGGGATTCAATATTTAAGTCTCCGCATAAGAAGCATTGGAAAAAAAATAAACCCACTAAAAATAAATAGGTTATTACTGCAAAATATTTGTATGTAATATTATAACAAACAGGGGGTAAGATGGAGACTAGCGATTATCTCAGAATATTAGGTGATTGGGATAAAGATTATAAACAAGCAATATTAGACAAGATGTTCCGTTTTTATTTCGAGAACGCATTATCTTTTGTTGTCACTAATACCATAGCCAAACAACAATTTATTAATGAACCCGTCTATTATGAAGAAATATGTCGGCTCACCAATCATAAGTTTGGCTCAAGATCCACCATTCAATTATTACTCAATGATGGGGTAGCAATTAAGGTTTACCATAAGACAAATCACAACTCCGATAAACGCTTACGGGTCTATAATATTCATCAGAATTTCATGCCAAAACTTAAAACTTTCTTAAAATATATTGATAAACGAGGGTGAAAAGATGCACAGGATTGATACAAACATGCCCAATATTGATACAAACATGCCAACACGGGTTGTCATATATCCTATTTATATCCTATTATATCCTAAGAGATGATGGCGAGCTTTTTTGCTCGCCACATCATAAAGTAGAGGGAAAATTATGTGGTGGATTCAATACGGATTAAAGAACGACAGGAAGCAAGGCGGATGCAGTAAGGAATTATATTTTGAGCTGACAAAGAAGAATTACAGGACAAAGTTATGGCGGTGGGGGAGGAAGCAGATCGGCAGGAAGGAATTAACTGTTAGCGAGAGATTGGCAGTTTGGTCATTGGTTGAGAGATTCAGATTAGAAACATTTAGCAGTCACGATGCGGTAAAGTATTATGCTCTTATGACGGGTATGAGCAGGAACAGTTTTAGTAAGGCCATTAATGGTTTGATTAGTAAAGGCATTATTAAGTTGGTTAAGGAAGCGGAAGAGGGCAAGGTATTTGAAAGCCTGGAGAGGGGCGGGAAGAGGCATTTTCTCTTTGTTGGTTTAGCGTATGAGTTCGGCAAGGCGGGGAGGGAGAGGGCAACCAACCAAGCTCTATATTTGGGAGAGCGAGCAAGGAAGGAAGCCCAAGAGATCGGGCGGGGTTAGTCTTTCAGTTTAGACATATATTCATCTACTGCTTCAGAAATAAAATCTTTAACAAGATTGTATTCTTTTCTATTCTTTATGCATGAACGATTATACAATTCTGCTTCTGGCTCATTTCTTAAACAATAACCATATTCTGCATTTCTAAAGAGGTCACTTAGTCTAAGTAAAAGTTTACTTGTATATTCATCTTTTACTTTTTCCTTAACATCATTTGATTCAATTTCAGTTAAGACTTGTTGCATAACATTATTTAATTTTGCTTTATCCATCATTACCTCCTTATGTTAGCCCTAAGATCCAACACCAAAAGAACATTAGACAGATAAGGATTGAGAACCAGATAAAGGCTTTCTCAAGATCGTATTTAGTTTTCATTGGTTTACCTCCTCATGGTGTTTATTTAAAAAATCAATACAATCATTCATACATTCTCTAAAATGTCTTGTTCTATACTCGCTTGGAGTATCTTCATCTGCTTGACAAACCATCTCACCAAGAAGCTCTGTTGCTTTTTTTAATTTCTGTTCAACACTCATGCTTTCACCTCCTCTAAATCTTCGTGATCTGTTCCTTCTGCTATAAAAGAAACATCATGCTCTCTTTTAAGATTAAATAGTTTTACACTACCATCTTCGTTTAAAAGCTCGTTACCTTCTTCATCTTTCTTGCAGAATTGTATATCCCACACACATATATCTAAATCTTCGTAATTCATGCTTTCACCTCTAATTGTTTTAATACATCATTAGCCCAAGCAATTTGGTCTTTAGTAGAATTTGTATCAAGCAGAAAACCCTCTGCTTGTTTTTTTATTCTGGCTATTTTCTTTTCTTGCTTGAGCCTTTGTTTTTCTACATAGTCATAAAAACCTTTCTCAAAGTCTTTAACTTCTTTTTTGGTAACGCCTATACCTTCAAATGTAATTGGTTTCATTTCACCTCCTTTTCTAAATCATCAACAGAATAACCCATATACCTTAATTGTCTTATTACTCGACTTTTACTCTCATGTGAAAGTTCATGCCAAAAGTCATTAGTAATCCATTGAATAACCTCTTCAAGTCTTTCAGTAGTGTCAAAGTTTTCAAACATAATTCTTTCTTTTGATTTTTTAATTAGTATCGCCATTTTTTACCTCTTTTACTTCGTGGTTTTGCCAGTCTCCTTTATGAAGAAAATTAAATTTAGATCCGCCTGTCTTTTCTGCTTTCTGTATGGCCTCGAGTTTATCTTTAGCCATCACATCCAGGTAATAATAAACAGGCTGCATAGTTATAACTGTGTATTTCTTTTTTGGTTTAGTCATCTCTTCACCCTCACAAAGTCCATATAATCGGATTGTTCCCGTTTAGTCATTTCAACCCATAGGATTTTATTAAATGGTTTATCGTACTTCCTGGACATTCTACGAATGAATAGGTTGTGCATGAATAGGTCTATATAGTTTTTTATATGCTTCATGCTGCCCCCTGTGTTAAAAGAGCATTTATATCTTCTTTAATATAACCTGGTATTTCATTGGTAAGCCAAGCAGAGCCATACTTGTAAGGCTTTCCGTTCAAGTCATCATAAAGTAAATTAACTTTTTCTAACTGTTTACACTCCCAATTATAAAACTCAGCATTAGATGGCCTTTTAATAGTATTTAAAAAAGCCATTTGTTTAGGTGTGCCTGGTGTGCAATCGTTTAAATGGTATTGTTTCCAGATAGAATATATTTTTAAAAAATTACCATCATCTTTTAAATATTCATATAATTCGTCTAAATTTTGCCCACCGCTAATAATATCTGTTTGCAATCTGTTCCAAATATTGCCACTAGCAGAAAATTTAGTGCCATCAAAATTAACCTCTACTGTTACAAGATTATTTTTATTACCTGCTTTATTGCCATCATAAAAAATTTTCCCAAAGTTAAATATTCTTTTCATTCTCCTTTCTCCTTAAATAAAAAAGGTAGCCGTTATTGGCTACCTAATACTTCGCCTGTTGCTTCTCTAAATCTTTTAACATCAAAATTTGCATTTTCTGATTTTAGAAAATCGCAAAGTTGATTTAAAAATATACCTCTCTCTATGACATGCATAGGATTATTTCTAACATTGGCTAGTCTTGAATTGTCTTTTATTAATTCAGCTAGTTTTATGAAATGCTTTCTAGTCATTCTCTCTTTTCTCTGCCTACTTAATTGTAGGTATGTGTAAAATTGTGAATCATTGGGAAGTATTATGCAATAGTTTAGAGTAAAAAAAGGTATGTTTTTTTTCTCTATGGTTTGTAAAGTGCTAAAATAAAGGCATTAAAAGCATTAAAAATTATGCAAATGGTAGAGAAAAAACAAAAAAAACTGGGTAGAAAACTTATTTCTTTCGAAAATGAAGAGTTAGAAAAATTAAAACATTTTGCTGGTTTAGGATTAAATCAAGCAGAACTTGCTTCTGTAATGGGCATTTCAGAAAGCACTCTAAGACGCAGGAAAAAAGATTCTGAACTTTTTGAAAGGTATATGAGGGAGGGAAGAACAAAAGCTCTTACAGATGTTGCTAATGCTTTGTATGTGAACGCAACAGTTGAAAACAATGTACAAGCCCAGCAATTCTTCCTCCGCAACAGGAAACCAGAGGAATGGAACAAAGACCAAAAGGTATCAGTTGAACATACAGTGGATCTAAAAAATGTAATAGATAACGCCAGAGAACGACTAGGCAACGACCAGGAACATATAATAGAAGCTAAGACTGTTGATATAAAAGAGATACAAGCAGTAAAGGCTAAGTCTCAACAAGGAATTAACCCTCAAATTAAGGAGAACAAAGACAAGAAATAAATAGGGCGGGGTCGTTTATTCTCTCTCTTTTCAATTTTACCCGTTGAAAATCACCGAATGACCCCCCCCTTTAATTTATCGGCAGTAGTATCGTATATGTAAGTGTTGCGATAATTTTTTTTTAGTTATGAAAATAGATAGGAAAGCCATGGAAGAATCAGTCACCGATACAATACTAGGTGCAGCGTTTAACTTCCCAATCTCATGGGCCACACTCGCTGCTTGTTTGGCATTTACAACAGATCCACTAAAGATCGCTGTTATACAACTTATGGTTTTAACATTAGCTGCAATTATAAGACGTTATTACACACGCTTATATTTCAAAAGTAAGGAATAAGAGAGGATAAAGATATTAGTAATAAAAAACCAAAAGATAATAAGTTTCACAAAGGCAACGGTGCTGATGGTAAACACTATTGGCTAACCCCCCCAGAAGTTTACACAGAACTTAACGAAGAATTTAATTTTAATTTTGACCCATGTCCTTATCCATTACCAGAAGGATTTGATGGCTTAACTTGTGAATGGGGAGAATCAAATTATTGTAATCCGCCATTTGGTTCAATCATGCACGAAGGCAAAAAGAAAGGACCAACAGCTTGGGCTAGAAAAGCAATAGAAGAACACAAAAAAGGCAAAGACGTTGTTATGGTTTACCCTATGGATAAATGGGTGTTAATGATGATTGAAGCTGGTGCAGAAATTAGAAACTTAGGCGATGTTAAATGGTTGGCCACTGAAGATAAATCGCAAGGAAAAGGTCTAGGAAGGCATATAGCTTGTTTTGTCTTAAAACATAAAGAATGAAATACTCAGCCAAACAAGAACAAGAACTAATGACCGACATCTGGTCGCCTGCTGTCAAAGACAGTCCACTAAACTTCGTTAAGTTCATCTTCCCCTGGGGTCAGAAAGACACCCCCCTCGAAGATTTCACTGGCCCAAGAGCATGGCAAGAAAAAATTTTATTAGAAATTGGCACACACATACAACGCAACCATGGCAAAGTCACCCCAGAGATGTTCCGCCTTGCTGTAGCATCCGGTCGGGGTATCGGTAAATCAGCCTTAGTCGCTTGGCTCATACTCTGGATGCTCTCTACCCGCATGGGGTCAACCATCATTGTTACCGCCAACACCGAACAACAGCTGCGCTCAAGAACCTGGGCGGAACTCGGTAAGTGGCTCACCCTCGCTATCAACTCGCACTGGTTTAATAAGACAGCCACCACGATCAAACCCGCAGGCTGGTATGAAGAAGCCCTCATTCGAGACTTACAAATCGACACTGGCTACTACTACGCCCAAGCCCAACTTTGGAGTGAAGAAAACCCCGATGCTTTCGCTGGTGTCCACTCCAACTACGGTGTCTTATTAATAATGGATGAAGCCAGTGGTATTCCATCACCCATCTACTCAGTCTCGGAAGGTTTCTTTTCCGAACCAACGCAAAACAGATTTTGGTGTGCTTTCTCCAACCCCAGAAGAAACACTGGTCCGTTCTACGACAGCTTCCACTCTAACAAGAAATACTGGCACACCGAACAAATTGATTCCCGTTCAGTCGAAAACACTGACACTCAACTATTCAATCGTATGCTCGAACAATACGGAGAAGATTCAACTGTTGCTCGGGTCGAAGTGCTCGGAGAATTTCCAAGAGCCGATGATGATGCGGTCATCCCTATCGAACTAGCTAGAGCTGCCGTTGACCGAGACGTAAGCATTACCGCTTCCGATCCAATCGTTTGGGGTTTAGACGTAGCCAGGTTCGGTGGTGACAATACTGCCCTCTGCAAACGCCAAGGTAATACTGTTACCGAAATTAAAACTTTTAAATCTATGGATTTAATGCAACTATGTGGAGCGATTAATAACGAGTATGAAGAATGTACGGCCTTAGAAACACCGCAAGAAATCCTAATAGACTCCATCGGTCTGGGATCTGGGGTGGTCGATAGACTAGCTGAACTCAATCTACCCGCTAGAGGGGTGAATGTGTCAGAGTCTCCTGCCAGCAAAAAGAAATTTATTAATTTGCGAGCTGAACTTTGGTTTCAAATTAAAGAGTGGTTGGCCCAACGTAACTGCCGACTACCCAGCGATGATGAATTGATAGCTGAATTGGTTGCACCTAGCTATTCATATAATTCATCAGGTAAGATAAAAATAGAAAGTAAAGAACAAATGAAGAAACGTGGATTGAAGTCACCAGATAAAGCTGATGCTCTAGCGTTGACAATGGCAAGTTCTGCCGTAACTTTTTCGGGAAATTCATCATTTATGGGGTATAATTTCAAAAGACCACTCAAATCAAAAATTTTTCGAGTAGGATAATTTTATGAAAGAATACAAAGATCAATTAGAAAATGCAAGCTATGATGACCTAGAAAGCTGCATACAAGCCGAATACGATGATGCCAAAGATTATATTGACCAAGTAGGTGAAGATAGAGCCGAAGCCACAGAATATTATCTTGGTCACGAACCAGAAGGTTCAAGCGAAATGCAATCCGAATTTGTTTCAACCGATGTCAGAGACACAATCTTATTTATGCTACCTTCCATCATGCGAACTTTCTTTGGTACTAAGAAGTCCGTAGAGTTCGTACCAACCAATCCAGAAGATGTACCGATAGCAGAACAACAAACCAATTACATAAACTACATCATTCAAGAAAAGAACAATGGTTTTAAAATATTCTACGATGCTTTCAAAGATGCTTTGATTAGAAAGACTGGTTATGTCAAAGCCTTTTGGGATGACAGCATATCAGTTAGCAACCACGAATACACAGGTTTAGATAAACAATCTAGAGATGCACTACTGCTCGATAAAGATGTAGAGATAGTAGAAGAAAAAGTTGAAACAGAAATGATGATGGTCATGGATGAAGCAACAGGCGAACAAGTTGAGCAAGAGTTTCCAGTCCGCTATGACCTTAAAATTAGAAGAGTCAAAAAGAAAAACCAAGTGGTTATTGAATCAATACCACCTGAAGAAGTTTTAATCTCTAGAGATGCTAGAGATTTAGAATCAGCAAGCTACGTTGCTCACCGTATGATTAAGACAGTGAGTGAATTAGTTGCTATGGGTTACGACCAAGAAGATATGGAACAGTATGCAGGGTCAGGTAATATGCTTGATGCAGATTCTTACGATGAAGAAAATGCCAGAAACCCATACGCTGATAACGAGCTTGATAGCCCAGATCCAAAAAACAAAAACGTATTATACGTTGAACATTATTTAAATTATGATTTAGATGGCGATGGCATAGACGAACGAATTAGGGTTTGTACTGCTGGTAACGGTGTAAATGTGGTACACGTCTCCCCTTGGGATGATCTACCAATAGTTCTCTTTTCTCCTGATCCCGAACCACACACTTCGATTGGTAGTTGTCCAGCAGATTATCTAATGCCTATTCAAAGAGCAAAATCTCAGATTATGAGAGACACACTCGACAGTTTAGGTCACGCCATCTTCCCAAGAATGGGTATAGTAGAAGGGCAAGTCAATGTTGATGATGTCCTTAACACCGATATTGGCCAACCAATTAGAATGAGAGCACCAGGTATGGTCCAACCATTCGCTGTGCCTTTTGTTGGTAAAGAAGCCTTCCCAGTTTTAGGTTACTTAGATGAATCAAAAGAAAACCGTAGTGGTGTTTCTAAAGCTAGTGCTGGTTTAAACGCTGATGCTCTACAAAGCTCAACTGCTCAAGCAGTCTCAGCCACAATGTCAGGAGCACAAGGCAGAATAGAACTAATCTGCCGTCATTTCGCTGAAAGCGGTATGAAAGCATTATTCAAATTGGTTTATCGTTTAATCATTAAACACCAAGAACAACAAGAAATGGTCAGACTTAATAATAGTTTTGTACCAATAGACCCACGTTTTTGGGATGCTGATAAAGATGTGTCTATTAATATAGCTCTATCACCATCAAGCGATGCAGAGAAAATTAATTTCTTGTTACAGCTTTCCCAAAAGCAAGAACAAATCCTACAAACCCTAGGTCCAAGTAATCCATTGGTATCACTACAACAGTATGCCAATACTTTAGGCAAGGTGATTGAGATGTCAGGTTTCAAAGATGTTGATGCCTTTATCAATCCTCAAGTACCACCTATGCCACCACAACCTGAACAGCAAAAACCTGATCCTGCTGAACTGCTTGCACAAGCTGAACTACAGAAAGCTCAAGTCCAAGCTCAGAAGGCTATGATAGATGCTGAAACAGATCGTATGAAAATCTTAATGGAAGATGATAGACAACGTGACGAAGCTGAAGCAGACATGATGATTAAGTCTGCTGAACTACAAGCTAAATTTGGTGCACAGATCAATCAGGCTGAAATTAAAGCTCTGATGGAACGTGATAGAGAAGTAATTAGACAAGTTGCTAAAACACAAGCACAAGGATTATTTAACAATGGCGGACAGCAAGGCAACCAATAAAAGTTATTTTATTGAAATACAAGACGGTGATGACATCTACACAGGCGAGAACATCACTGCTCAAAACAAAGAAGAAGCAGAACTAAAAGCTATGATCTTATTTGGCTTCTTGCTTTCTGATGATGCAGAAATAATTACCTTTGAGGAGAACAAGATACACTAATGAAAGACTCAAGATTAAAAAGAGCAGGTGTATCTGGTTTCAACAAACCTAAACGTACACCAGGTCATAAAACAAAATCCCATGTAGTTGTTGCTAAAGAAGGCGATAAAATTAAAACTATTCGCTTTGGTCAGCAAGGCAAAACAGGCGATAAAACTATGACGAAAAGAGCTAAATCATTCAAAGCTCGTCATGGTAAAAATATTGCTAAAGGTAAAATGTCAGCAGCTTACTGGGCTAACAAAGTAAAATGGTAGGAGTATATTATGGCTAAGAGTCCAAAACCAAAAAACCCAGCGTTATACGCTAGAGTAAAAGCGGCAGCAAAAAGAAAATTTAAAGTTTACCCAAGTGCCTATGCAAATGCTTGGCTAGTGCGTGAATACAAAAAGCGTGGTGGTAAATATTAATGTCTTTAAAGAAATGGTTTGAAGAAAACTGGGTTGATATTGGTTCACCAAAAAAGAAAGGTAAGTATCAGTCTTGTGGCAGAAAGAAAGCTAAAGGATCTAAAAGAAAATATCCTAAGTGTGTACCTGCATCAAAGGCTGCCAGTATGACAGCAGCACAAAAAAGAAGTGCTGTTAAAAGAAAGAGGGCAAAACCTCAAGGCGTGGGTGGTAAACCAACCAACGTTAAGACTATAATAAAGAAAAGGAGTAAGTGATGTACGGTTACGGAAAAAAGAAAAAGAAAAAGAAAGGAAAATAAAATGCCATATAGCAAATATTCAACTAAGCAGAAAAAACTAGCTGCGGTAGCTAAACCTCGTAAGAAAATTACAGGTGCAGATTTTAAAAAACTAAAAAAGAAGAAAAAGAAATGAAAATAAAAGCACCAAAAGGTTATCACTTTATGAAACAAGGAAAGAATATTTCCTTAATGAAGCATGGTGAAAAATATGTTCCCCACAAAGGAGCAAGTTTAAACATGGACCTTAAAGTAATAAAACAACACAAAAAATAATCTCCGATGAGTGTCATCGAAAAATTAATAGACCCTGTATCAACGATCTTAGATAAGTTCGTTGCTGATAAAGATTTAAAACAAAAACTAGAACATGAACTTAAAACAGAACTCCATAAAGCTAATATGGCTCAGATTGAAGTTAATAAAATTGAAGCTGGCCATCGTAGTATATTCGTTGCAGGGTGGCGACCTTTTCTTGGATGGTGTCTATCGTTCGCTATGGCATACCACTTCATTCTTCAACCGATCGCCATTTTTGCAATATCTATTGCAGGCTTATCATACGATTTACCAGAGTTTGATATGAGTTCTTTAATGACCGTCTTACTTGGTATGCTCGGATTAGGAGGTATGCGTACTTATGAAAAATCTAAGGGCCTTACCAAATGACCAAGATTGGAAAGTTTGATGATAAATCTTCTTTAAACATATCCCTTTCTTACTTAGCTCAAATCATAGTTATTAGTTCTGTTGTTGTTTGGGGTTATGCCAGCATCAATGAAAGAATAGACACAAACCTGCAAGAAACAAAAAGACTTAGAGGTAATCAAAATAACTATTTGTTTCCAGACATCAGAACCCTAGAACAACAAGTGATACAATTAGAAAAAGAAGTTTTAATCTTAAAAACTGAAATAGAATTTTACAAAAAAGAAATAGAAAATGAGGAGCTTAATTTAAAATGTCTTGGTTAAACTTTAAAGAAGAAGAGTTTGCGTGTAAGCATACAGGCAAAAATAACATTTCACATGAATTAATAGATAAGTTACAATTATTGAGAAATAAAGTTGGATTCCCAATAATAATCAATTCTGGTTATCGTTCTGAGGAGCACCCGATAGAAGCTGCCAAAGAAAAACCAGGTATTCATGCAGAAGGATTAGCAGTCGATATAAAGGTAGGTGGAGCAGAAGCCTACGAAGTTGTTGGCCATGCTCTTGAATGTGGTTTTAGTGGCATAGGCGTTAGTCAGAAAGGAGGTTATGGTTCACGCTTTATACATTTGGACATAGCATCAAACAGTTATGACAGACCAAGACCTCATATTTGGAGTTATTAATGGATGATTTAAGCCCTGTTATTTTTTGGAACATTATTTTGACCTTGGTGTACGCACCATTGATTTACAGCATAAGACAAAACGCTAATGAATTAAAAAGAATTGATATATTGTTAAATAAAACCAGAGAAGAAATGGCTAAACACTATGTAACTAAAGATGATCTGGAAGAAGATTTAAAACGAATATTTGACTATCTAGGTAAGTTAGATGGTAAAATAGATAAACTGATACAAAGTTAATATGAATAATTTTTTAAACCAATTTGCATACAACCCTTTAATAAATTCAATGAAAGACATGAGCCAACTACAAGGTTTGTTTAGTCAGCCATCAAGTTACGTTATGCCAAGTTCAGATCCTAATTATACTTCTGGTCATAACTTTGCTAAGTCTATTGCAGGCGGACAAAACATTGCTAACATGATTGCACCTGGTATTAGTTATTCACAAGCACAACCAATGGGCTTTTCAATGTTTGGGCCAGTCTTACCACCTAAAGAAGAACCTCCAGTTCAACCACCAATGCCAATGCCAGTACCTAATCCTGGTATGCCAAACCCAATAGATTTTCTTAGCGGAGGAATGGGCGGTGGTGGCATGATTGATTTCGATTATGAAAGATTTAATCAACTTCGTTAATGTCAGATAAACAAACACAACTACAACAAGGTCACGAAGCAGAAACTATTTTAAATAGTGAAGTGTTCAAACTAGCGTTTGAAAATCTAAAATCTGAATACCTAAATATGTGGCAAGACTCTAAAGAATTAGATTCAAATTTAAGAGAAAAATTATACTTAGCGATTAAAAACTTAACTACTGTTGAGAAACATCTTCGCATATTAGTAGAAAAGGGTAAGATTACAAAAAGTCAGTTAGAAAAAATAAAGTAATTTTATTTTTATTTCATCTTAAATTCTTTAAAATACATATAACTATTAACTTTATAGGATTAAACTATGAGTGAACCCAGCAACGTAGAATCGACTGGATTTAAAACCGAATTACAACAAACGGCTGATCAGTTTGAAAATCTTATGACTCCCACTGAAGAAGTAGAGGAGCAACAAGAAGAGCAAGTTGAAGAAGTCGAAGAAGAAGCTGTAGAAGATGTTGTCGAAGATGATTATGACATTGACGAAGATATTGAAGAAACAGAAGAAGAAGTAGAATTAGACGAACAAGAATCGTTTGAGGAAGAAGAACAACCAAACGTTTACTCCGTTAAAATAGACGGACAAGAACAAGAGGTCACGTTACAAGAACTCCAACAAGGTTATTCACGTCAACAAGACTACACTCGTAAAACTCAAGAATTGTCGCAACAAAGAAAAGACTTTGAAGCACAACAAGCAGAGTTAGCGAAAAAGGATGCGATTTACAAAGAATTGCTACCTAGGATGGAACAGTCACTAGAAGGTGAACTTGCTAATGAACCAGACTGGAAGTCTCTTTATGAATCTGATCCCATTGCTTATGTAAGGGAAAAAGATTTATTTAATGAGAAGAAAGAAAAGTTCAAAGCTGTGCAAGCTGAACAACAAAGACTTCAGCAAGAACAACTGACAGGCCAACAGGCAGAAATACAAAAAGCCGTTGAACTTGGTAATCAGAAACTTCTTGAAGCTGTACCTGAATGGAAAGATGCAGACGTTGCTCTTAAAGAGAAACAAAGTATCGCAAAGTACGCCATGGATGTACTTGGTTATTCGCAAGATGAAATCAATCAAGTCTATGACTACAGAGCTTTACTTGGTTTACGAGGAGCATGGTTACATCACCAAACAGGCAAGGCTATTAAAAAGAAGCCAGTTGAGAAAGCTCCAGCAAGAGTAGGTAAACCAGGCAGTGCTAACAAACCTAGAACAGCAACTCCTTTGAAAAAAGCAAAACAAAGATTAGCTAAGTCAGGCAAATTGCGTGATGCGGCAAGAGTCTTTGAAAATTTAATAGATTAACTTTAATTTAACTTTTAGGAGTTTATAACATGGCAAAAGTAACTAACGCTTTCGATACATATTCAGCACAAGCTGACAGAGAAGCATTATCCAATGTGATATATAACATCTCTCCACAGCAAACACCGTTTATGTCATCAATAGGCAAAAATAACGTAAAAAATGTAGTATTCGATTGGCAAACAGAATCGCTTCCAACACCAAGTGGAGCAGGCCAATTAGAAGGTTTTGAATTATCAAGAAGTGCAGCAACTGCAACTGTGAGAGTTTCAAACGTATGTCAAATCTCATCAAGAGATGCAACAGTAACAGGTTCACAAGAATCTTCAGATCCAGCAGGTAAAAAATCTGAAATGGCTCATCAGCTTTCTATAATGTCAAAAGCATTAAAGAGAGACATGGAAGTAGCACTATGTCAAAATAATGCGAAAACAACTGGTGCGGCTGGAACAGCTAGAAAAACTGGTGGTTTTGAATCTTGGATGGAATCTAATGTTTCAAGAGGAACAGGTGGTGCTAGTAATGCTGCTGGTGCTGCTCCAACAGATGCAAGTAATGCTAACAAAAGAGCATTAACAGAACCTCTACTTAAAGCTGTTCTTCAATCATGTTTTGCAAATGGTGGTGAACCATCAATAGCAATCTGTGGTCCAGTTAACAAACAAGTTATTTCTGGTTTTACAGGTAGATCACAAGCAAGACAATTTGTTGATGCAAACACAGTAGAAGCATCTGTTTCTATCTACTCTTCTGATTTTGGCGATCTAAAAATCGTACCATCAAATCTAAGTAGAGAAAGATCATTACTATTAGTTGATCCTGAATACGCAAAAGTATCTTTCTTAAGAGACTTTAATGTTCAAGACATTGCTAAAATTGGTGATGCTGAAACTAAAATGATTGTCGCTGAGTACGGACTAGAAATGAGCAACGAAGCTGCTCATGGTGTAGTCGCTGACTTAACAGGATAGTTATTTAACTAGGGAGAGCTTCGGCTCTCCCACTTTTTTTATGTCCACTAAAAAAACTACAATCGTAGATAGTAAAAAAGATTTTAAATCTGCTGTTGTTACTCAAGAACTAGACAACAATAGTGATACGGCTTATCACGTTCACACTCAACAAAACATTCAACCAGTCTTAGAGCACGTTAAAATGCTCAGTCACAACAAACCTGGTAAAGATTTACGTCATGTCGCAGAAGTGCCAATAATAATTTATAATAAAGCTGTAAGAGAAGGTTGGGTGAATGACCGAGCAGCATGGAAGAAATGGCTAAACGACCCAGACAACAAACTATTTAGAACATGGAAAGGTAAGGTATGAACTACTCTGAACTAAAAACAAACATAGCAAACTACTTAAATAGGTCAGACCTAACAGGTCAGATGGATATGTTTATTGATAGTGTCGAGGGTGAACTAAATAGAAGAATAAGAACAAAAGAAATGATCAAAAGAGCTACTGCCACAGCAGATGCTCAATACTTATCATTACCAACCGATTGGTTAGAAGGTATTAATGTTGAAATAGCATCAAATAACTTTAGCCCTTTGTTTCAACAATCAGTTGAAAGTTTAGATGTTTATAGAAAATCAATTAACAATTCGACAGGGCAACCAGTGTATTATGCGTTTGTTGATTCAACAATCGAACTTGCCCCTACACCTGACAGCAGTTATACGTTACAATTAACCTACTACGCAAAAGTTGATGCTTTAAGCGATACCAACACAAGTAATTTTGTTTTGGCTAACCATCAAGATGTTTACTTGTATGGAGCATTAAAGCACGCATCTATCTATTTAATGGAAGATGACAGAGTAGCAATGTTTTCTGCTCTATTTGAAAAGGCCCTAGAGGAAATCAAAATGGAACAAGAGAAAGCTGAATTTGGCAAAGGATCTTTAATGCAAAGAAGAAAGACCTACGGCAAATCAAAAAGAAATGTTTACCACATGAAGTAAGGAATAAATTATGGCAGGATTTTCAGATTATTTAGAAGATAAAGTTTTAAAACACGTTTTTGGTGGCAGTGCTTATACTGCTCCTGGAACATTATATGTAGCACTTTATACAGTTGCTCCTACCGATACAGGTGGCGGTACTGAAGTATCAGGGGGTGGTTACACCAGAAAAACTGCTGCTTTTACTGTGTCAGGTACAAACCCAACACAAGCAAGTAATACAGCAGCAATAGAGTATCCAACTGCAACAGCCAACTATGGCACAGTTGTAGCTGTTGGTATTTTTGATGCTTCTTCCAGTGGCAACTTAATGGCTTATGCAAATTTAACTTCATCTAAAGTTGTTAGCACAGGGGATGTATTCAGATTCAATGCTGGTGACTTAGATATAACCTTGGCATAACGCATGGCCAGCATAGGCTACAATAAGGGCTTTTACGGCAGGTCCAAATGGAATGAGCTTGCTATACAGGCAACTTCAACTATTGCAGCCACAACTTCTGGAGCTGGCACACTCACACAAATACACGTTGAAACAGCAGTCATCGCTGCTACTTCTGGTTTTAGTGCAGAAGGTACACAGATTGATAAAGCGACAGCAACCATACAAGCTGTTTCAGGTTTCAATGCTGAAGGCAGACAAATAGACCTTGCTCAAGCAACCATAGCCGCAAACTCAAACTTTATAAGTGTTGGTTTCATTACAGCCAAAGGTGAAGCGGTTGTAGCACAAAGTTCAGGCTTTGCTGCAAGTGGTGGTATAATATTCTCAGCAGCTTCAACCATTGCTGAAACAAGTTCACTTATAGCAATAGGTGGGCTAAAATGGGAAGATATTGTAGTTCCATCGGACACTTGGACAGATCAAAATGTTGCCGCAGCAACTTGGACCGATCAAACAAACCCATCAACTACTTGGACAGAATTAGATAAACAAAAGGCAGCATAGATGGCAGATACATTTACAACAAACTTAAACCTAACTAAACCAGAACCAGGTGCATCCGAAGATACCTGGGGTATTAAACTTAACGCAGACCTAGACACCATTGATGCCATCTTTGGTTCAGGTGGCACATCTGTTTCGCTTGGTAATGTTTCTGTCGATCAGTTGGATCTAGGCGACAACGAAAGAGTCAGACTAGGTGCTGGTCAAGATTTACAAATCTACCACGATGGTAGTAACAGTTATATACAAGATGCTGGAACTGGTTCTTTAATCTTAGAAGGCACAACATCTACACAAATTAAAGGTTCATCTTTTGTGATTCTTAGGTCAAATGCTGGTGAAAATATGTTAATTGCAAATGCAAATGGCTCAGTTGACCTTTACAATGACGGTGTCAAAAAACTAACCACAACCTCATCAGGTATAGATGTTACTGGTGGTGCTTCTTTTACATCAGGCAATAGAGATTTAGACATTATATTAGCTGATAGCCCAGCTTCAGGTAATGCAGGAGTACAAATAACAGCAGGTGCTAGTGATTTCTTAGGTTTGTATGGTGGGTCAAGTAATGGTGAATTATTACTTGGTTCTAACAATACTGAACGTATGAGAATAAATAGTTCTGGCAACGTTGGTATAGGAACGAGTTCGCCAAGTCATAAGCTACATGTTGAAGCAACTGATGATTTAGCTTTCAGATTAACAAGAACAGGAGTTAGAAGTTTTAGTCAATACATAGGAAGTACAGGTAAATTTATAATTAGAGATTTATCAGGAACACCTGCTGACAGACTAACCATTGATACCACAGGCAACGTAGGCATAGGAACGAGTTCGCCAAGTAATAAATTACATGTCAATTCAGGCACAACAGATAAAGTAGCCGTTTTTGAAAGTAGTGACGCTGCATCTTATGTTGAACTCAAAGACTCAACAGCATCTTCATACCTTCTTAATTCACAGGGTAAATTATTATTACAAGCCGACCCAAATAATGCATCAGGTTCTACTAGAATTGCTTTTGAACTTGATGGTTCTGAAAAAGCCAGAATAGACAGTTCAGGCAGACTACTAATCGGTAAAACAGCAGTTGATAATGCTACAGTTGGTTTTAGATTTGATGGTGCTTCAGGTTTTGCTTCTATTGCTAGAGATGGTGGAGAACCTTTATACCTAAACAGAAAAACATCTGATGGTACTATTTTAAAATTTGCCAAAAACGACACTCTTGTAGGTAGTATTGGTGTTGATAATAGTAATAATCTTTACATACAAGGAGATACTACTAACTCAGGATTACAATGCGGTACTAATGCAGTATTACCACACCAATCAGGTGCGGATGTTGATGCAACCATAGCACTTGGTGGTGCTACAAGAAGATTTACTTCATTACACCTTTCAGGTGGCTTAATTAATGATAATGCTAGTGGTGTCTTAACATTTAGAACAAACAGTTCTGAACGCATGAGAATAGACAGTTCAGGCAACGTAGGCATAGGAACGAGTTCGCCAGCTAGAATATTAGATGTTAATGGTACAGCCAGACTTTCAGATGGTTCAAGTTTAGAGTGGGGTGGTACAAGTGCAAATATTGCAGGTTCTTCCTCAAGCAATACATTATTTTTTAACACAGCATCAACTGAACGTATGAGAATAAACAGTTCAGGCAACGTCGGTATCGGAACGAGTTCGCCAGGTTCTAAGTTGCATATACAAGGTTCTGCTCCTGAATTTAGAATTTACAGCGATACTACCACTGGTGGTAATATTAACTTTATTGACCAAGCATGGCAGTCTCAAATTCAAGGAACTGGTGGAAACTTGCTATTCAAGACTGGCGGTACTACCGAAAGAGTCAGAATAGATACCTCAGGCAAGGTTGGTATAGGAACGAGTTCGCCTTCAGTTGCTTTACACGTTTCAAAATCTGGAACAGATGCAAAAATAAGAATACAAGATACTGATGGTACAAATCAGTTTACAACAATTAGTCAAAATGGTGGACAACTACAAATATTTGCTAGAAATAATACTAGTAATGGTTCTATTCAATTTTTCGGTAATAACGGCAGTGGTTCAAGCGAATATGCTAGGTTTGATAATTCAGGAAATCTCGGCATAGGAACTACTTCGCCTTCTCACAAGCTAGATATTGTTGGTGGTGGACTAGAGATTACAGAAGAAGAAACTACTGATGCTATTGCTATCTTAGATGCTAATAATTCAAATACTAAATACTTTAGTATTCAAGGCGATAATGGTGAATGTAATATTAATAACCCAGCAGGAGACCTTGTTTTACAAAGAGGTGGTACAACTAGATTAACTTGTACTTCAAGTGGCGTTGCTGTTAATGGTGCTTTATCTAAATCATCAGGTTCATTTAAAATTGACCATCCACTAAAACCAGACACACATCATCTTGTTCACTCATTTGTTGAAGGCCCTCAAGCTGATAACCTTTATAGAGGTGTAATTGAACTAAACAATGGTAAAGCTACTATAGACCTTGATGAATGGTTTGGTATGACACCAGGCACATTCTTAGCCTTAAATAGAGATATACAAGCCTTTGTTAATAATGCAGACACTTGGGATCTTGTTAGAGCTAAAGTTATGGGTTCACAACTTATTATTGATTGTCAAAACCCAAATTCAAATGCTGAAGTATCTTGGTTGGTCATAGGTGAAAGACAAGATAAAGAAATACACGATTCAGTCTTAACTGACGATAACGGTAAGGTTATTGTCGAACCACTAAAAACAACAGAAAATAATGTATAATTTTATGAATAACAAAAGGAAATAAATATGCCATCATACTCAACAAATTTAAACCTAGCTAAACCAACAGTCGGTGGTGATACTAACCAATGGGGTGGCTATCTTAATACAAACACAGATACCCTGGATGGTATCTTTAACGCTGCTGGTACAGGAACATCTGTGGGCCTACAAGTTGGCTCTGGCAAAACTTTAAAAGTTGGTGGTACATTAACAGCGACAGGATCTTCTTCGTTCTCTGGCACAGTGTCTTTATCTAGCACTGTTCAATTAACTGGATCTCAAAACGAACTTAGATTTTTTGAAGCTATTGGTGGTGCTGATAACTATGTAGCACTGAAAGCACCAAACGATGCAGGCGGTGCTAATTATTCATTGGTATTACCCGCTGCTCAAGGTACAGCAGGACAATTCTTAAAACTAACAAGTTTATCTGGTACAGAAGGTTTATTACAATTCGCAAGTGTAACTACACCAGCCGATAATTATTTTGCTACTTCTGGTTTATCAAACAAAGACTTGGGAGTTGGACTTCATCTTAAAACAGGTGACAGTGGTGCTTCTAGCGTAAGTTCTAGTGCAAACCAATTAGTAATAGAAGGTAGTGGTGACTCTGGTTTATCAATTTTATCTTTTAATGATTCAGTTGGTATGATTGCTTTTGGCGATGGCCAAGACAATGATGTTGCAAAAATTTCTTACACCCATGATGCTAATGATTTTACTTTTACCAGTGGTGGTGCAATTAATTTTGTTGCTGGCGGTTCTGGTTCAGATTTATCTGTTTTAAGTAATGGTACTGTTTCGGTTGGTTCAGGTTCAAAGATTTCAAGCGAACTACTAAACATTACATCAGCAGGAGATTGTGCATTTTTTAAAACAACTTCTGGAGGAGAAGAAGCCTTAACTATTTGGAGATCATCAGCTAATGGTACTTTTATTAGTTTCTTAAAAACAGACGGCAATGCTTGTGGTTCAATTAATAACTCTAGTAATGGAAGCGTAACTACTTATGCCACTTCATCTGATTACAGATTAAAAGAAAATGAAGTATCCATATCAAATGGTATTGATAGAATTAAACAATTAAATCCATATAGATTTAATTTTAAAGATAACCCAAATAATGATTTAGATGGGTTCTTTGCACACGAAGTACAAGACATTGTACCTGAAGCAGTAGTGGGAGAAAAAGATGGTGATGAAATGCAAGGCATTGACCAAGCTAAACTTGTGCCTTTAATTACCGCAGCACTACAAGAAGCAATAACAAAAATCGAGTCACTAGAAAGTGAAATAGACCAACTAAAAGGAGTAAACTAAAATGGCTATAGAATATAATTGGGATTGTCAAACAGTTGACTATTACCCAGAAAAAGACGACCACTCAGACGTGGTATTTAATGTGCATTGGAGAATCAATGCTGTCAGCGATCAGAAAGACAGTGAAGATAAATTCTATGCAGCAAGCGTATATGGTACACAATCTTTAAATATAGATGATATTGAAAACTTTATCCCTTATCCAGACTTAAGCAATGAAATTGTTACTGGTTGGGTTGAAGGCGTCATGGGTGAAGAAGAAGTTAAGAACTTAAAAGACAACCTAGCAAAACAAATTGCTGACTTAATAGATCCAAAAGTCGTAACAGGCCATATCGGAAGTTAAGTGAATGGCATTAATCCCCGTAACTCCACCAGCAGGTATCGTTAAGAACGGTACTGAGTATGCTAACAAAGGTCGTTGGGTTGATGGGGATTTAGTCCGTTTTGAGAACGGCTATCTCACTCCAATCAAGGGGTGGAATAAACTCAGACAAAATCCAGTAGGCAGAATATTTAGTGGTACAGTTAGTACCACTGCTAGTAGTTTTGTTATTACTATTACTACCACTACCGCACACGGAGCATTGGTCGGTGCTAGTGTTAATCTTAATGGTTTTGCTGCAACAGGCGGGATGCCAGCTAATCAAATAAATCAAACTTACACGATTGCTTCCGTACCAAGCACCACAACTTTTACTATCAATACTTTCCAAGCAAATGTGCCAAGCACTGCTGCTACATTAACAAGAACATCAAGTGCTTCAGAAGTTGTCTTAACAGCTACACCAACAGGAATGTACGCTTACTACGATAACGATGGTAAAAAGGTTTTAGCAGTTGGTACAAGAAACGGTGTTTTAATTTACTACGAAGAAGTCTGGTATGACATTACGCCAACAGGCTTTATAGGTGATGACACTTTATCACCACTTGGTTTTGGTGCTTATCATTTTGGTCAAGAAGATTTTGGTGATGCTCGTTCACAATCAGGCTTATCTTTTGATACTACCACTTTCTCTTTTGATAACTTTGGTGAAATACTTTTATTCTGTTCACCCTCTGACGGCAAAATATATCAATGGAATCCTAATGCTCCAGCTACCATAGGTAGTGTTGTTTCAGGAGCACCAACAAACTGTGATGGTGTGTTAGTTACGAATGAAAGACACGTTGTAGCTTTAGGAGCAGGTGGCGATCCTAGAAAGATTGCTTGGTCATCAAGAGAAACACTAAACACTTGGACAGCAGCAGCGACCAATACAGCAGGTGATTTACAAGTGCCAACAGGCGGTAGAATCTTATCAGCTTTAAAATGGCAAACAGATGTCATTATCTTTACTGACACTGGTGTTGCTAGAATGTATTACACTGGTTCTCCTTTCCTTTATGGTATTCAAGATGCTGGCACAAACTGTAAAGCGATAAGTCCTAGAACTATCGTAACGGCTGGTGCTTTCTTAGCTTGGATGGGTGAAAACTCTTTCTTTATCTTTGATGGTTCAGTCAAAGAAATACCATGTGAAGTACATGACTATATATATGACAATATAAACTACACTTATAGACCAACATCTTCTGCTGGTCATAACTCCAACTACAATGAAATGTGGTTCTTTTTCCCAACTGGCACTTCTTTAGTACCTAATAAATATGTTATTTGGAACTATGTTGATAATGTCTGGTC